GCAAGTGCAGGTGACTTTACCGTCGTTATGCCCACAGGTGACGCCTCTAACGCAATCATCCGCATAGCTTAAAAGGTAGCGCCTCATGTCCACTGTATATCTAGGTGGCTGGGGCCGATCCACTTGGGGCTTTGGAGCTTGGAATGAAGCAAGTGTCCTTCCGGTACTAAGTGGTTCTGTTGGCTCAGTAACTACTGTTGTTCGTATAGCCGCGCTAGGTGTAAGCGCAACCGGACAAGTAGGTGCAGCAACGACAACAGGATTCGCAACAGCGCCTGTTTCGGGCGTTAGCGGTACTTCTGAATTAAACACAGTAGTAATAGACTCAGACGGCAACATACCTGCGCTGGGTCTAAACTCTATAGGCTCTGTTGGTACAGTATCTATTGCATCTGAATCAGTCCTGCCGATTACAGGCGTTGTGGGCAACACAGCAATAGGTGTCGCAAGTACAAGATTTGGGCGTGTTGTTAACATTACCGGAGGTGTATCCTCTACTGGAAGTGTTGGCAGCGTAACTGTTAATGAGTCCGTAGCATTACCTGTAGTAGGAGTAGCAGCTACAGGGCAGCTAGGCACAATTACGTTAATATATAGCAATGCGGACATTAGTGGGGTTGAAGGACAAACAAACTTAGGTACTGCCACAGCGTCTGTGGACAGCAATATACCCGCCACAGGCGTATCTAGCACAGGCGCTTCGGGTACTGCTACAACTACTAGCGGTGTTACCCAACCCGCAACAAGTGTAATAGGTACTCTAAACTTAGGTACTGTATCTATAAAAGAAGGCGCTAGTGCGACTGTAACTGGGGTGCAGGCCACAGGACAGGTTGGTCAGGTGCTTGTATGGAGTAAGATAGTACCCATACACAATTCAAATTGGGCACCTATAAACACCAACTCCACGGTAATCTGGAAAAAGATTGCGTCTTAGCTATAAGCGCGGTATATATCCAACAACTCACCTAGTTTAGGAAACTTACATGGCTAGTGTATATTCAAACGATCTTCGACTAGAAGAGATTGGTAACGGCGAACAGTCGGGTACGTGGGGTGCTACTACTAACACAAACCTAGAGTTGATCGCAGAAGCCTTTAGTTTTGGTACAGAAGCAATCACTACTAACGCTGATGATCATGCCACTACAGTAGTAGATGGTACGTCCTCACAGGGGCGATCTATGTATTTAAAATATACGGGTGCGTTAGACTCTAACTGTACGGTTACTATTGGGCCAAGTTCAATAAGTAAGATGTGGTATATAGAGAACGCCACCACTGATAGCGGTTCTTCAGGGCCATATAGCCTTATTATAAATCAAGGTACTACAGGTGGTACTGGTTCTAAAATAACTATACCTAATGGGCAGGTTAAAGCTGTGTTTACAGATGGTATAGGTGATGACGCATCCGTAACAGATGCGTTTACAGATTTAAGCGTCCCGAGTCTGTTCATAGCAGGTTCTGCAGCACCCACGATTGGTGACGTTTTAGCATTAAGCATAGCGTTAGGATAAACGATGGCTAATACCTTTAAAAGTTACTTGGCAAGCGCCACAGGTACTGGAGCGGTAACTGTTCGCACAGTTGCTGCTGGAACTCAAACTGTTGCAGTGGGTATTAACCTTGCAAACATTCTAACCACACAAATTACGGCGAGTGCTTACATAACCAGAGGCTCTACAGATTACTACATTGTTAAAGACGCTCCCATCCCCGCACAGGGCGCTCTGTCTGTTTTAGACGGCAAGATTATCTTAGAGGCTGCGGATGTGGTTAAGGTTATATGTAATACGGCAAGTGGCCTAGACACGATGCTGTCGGTACTGGAGATTACCTAATGGGTGGATATATTGGCAGCAAAGGTGTAGGAATTATTTCAGGCATTGATGCCTCTATAGCAGACCTAAACCTAACAGACAAAGCAGCGGCTAACGGTGTAACCGAAGCCAATAAAGTCCTTACAGCAGATGCTAACAAAGACGTTACAGCTATTCGCAATCTTTCTGCTACGGGAGATGTTACGGCTGGTGGCGCAATAACAGCCACAGGCGCATCGGTAGGCGCACTTGCTAGAGGTGCCATACAAACAGGTAACGCATCAGGTGTAGCCGCTCCTCTGACTAAGGGTGCAGAAGGCACAGTCCTTACCGCAGGTGCTAACGACTTGAGTTGGGTTGCTGCATCAGCAGGAGGCGAGGCGACATTTACAGCGACAGGTGCGATTACAGCGGGAAATCCTGTTGGCTTTAATGCAAACGGCACCATTTCTGCTATGCCACAAATGTCTGGGAGTGCTGCCGCACTTGGTAGTGGCGCGTCTAGTACGGGTGGAGGCCGTCAGCCTATGGCTTACGATACTGCTGCTGATAAATATTTACATGTTTTTTCTGGCACAAATGACAACCTATTTGCGCGCGTTGGTACAGTAAGCGGCTTCAGCATTAGCTTTGGTACGGCAGTTGACTCAGGAACAACTTTAAATGCTTATGCGAGAAGCCGTGGAGAACTTCATCTATTATATGATGATAATGCTGGCAAATTTGTAGTATCATACTGCAAATCCGATGCTAAAGCGTATGCTGCTACCATAACAATTAGCGGCACTACTCCCAGCTTTGGAACGGAAGTTCTTCTCTACAACGGAACTTCATACCACACCGAATTGGGTTATGACTCAAATGCAAATAAATTTTTGTTTTTAAACGCAGGAAATCAAGACTCTGTTAGGGGGCGGGTTGGTACAATAAGCGGAACTAACATTTCGCTTGGTACAGAAGTCGATTTTGGCGGCTCTGCAATGTATCCAATGCCGGGTTCTGTGGCATTTGATACTAACGTAAACAAATTTATATATGTGTATGCTACAAGTAGTGCTGCGCGTCCATACAAGGCGCGTACTATATCAATTAGCGGCACAAGCGTGTCCGCAGGAACAGAAGTCACTCTAGCATCATCTGCGGATTACAATGTCACACCTAATATTGTATTTGATCCATCGATAAACAAAGGAGTCGCTTTATTTTCTGAAGACGGCCCTAAATTCAGACTACTAACAATAAGCGGAACTGACCTTACTCAAGGCACAACAACTCTTATTCCTTTAGCCACCACTCCTGTAACTGGCATCGCAGAATCTTTTTTTAGTTCCTGTGTAGACCCAGATACCGCTGGAATTGTGATGTGTTATTGTACGGGAGTTGCAGAAACAAGAATTACACCAGCTAAATTTAGTGGCTCTAATATGACGCTTAGTGGAGAAATTCTTGTTAGTGCTACTAAAAAGCAAGGTGGCATAATATATGACCCTGACGCAGATGCCACTATTGTGTCTACAATTGATGAAGCTCAAGTTGTTAAATCGAGTACTAGGCCAGCATATGTCGGCGTAGCTGCTGAAAGCATTTCCAATGGCGCGACGGGTAAAGTTACAATTATTGGGGGAGTTAATGCCAACCAGAGCAGTTTGTCGGCTGGAACACAGTATGGCATACCAGCAAGTTCTGCCTCGTTAGTTGCAACGGACACTAGCCCAATTGGCATAGCTATTAGTTCAACTCAAATATACCTCCGCGCCGTTTCACTGTAGGATAAATGTTATGATGAACGAAATGATGACTGATTTGCCATTCGACGGAAAGACCGCTGAAGCAGCAAGGCGGTATCGTGATGAATTGCTGGCGCGGTGTGATGATAAGGTTTGGCCCGACCATGTGCCTGATGCTTGGCGTACTTACAGACAACTTTTGCGTGATGTACCCGCACAATCTGGGTTTCCCACAAATATAACTTGGCCCACAGAGCCTGAGTAGGAGAGTAAAGTATGTCAGGATACATAGGCACACAGCCAGTACCACAGGCCACGCAGAAACGTCAGGCTTTCACTGCTACGGCAGGTCAGACTAGCTTCGCTACAAGCGGCTACTCAGTGGGCTTCGTTGACGTATATATGAACGGCGTAAAGCTGGCTGCTGCCGATTACACTGCGACTAACGGCTCTGACGTTGTGCTGGCTACTGCCGCGTTAGTTAACGACATTGTAGAGATTGTAGCGTTTACATCCTTTGTAGCTAGTGATGGGTTAGCCGCTGCAAACAATCTGTCGGACGTAGCAAGCGCAGCAACGGCACTGACTAATCTTGGTGTGACCAGCACGGCGGCTGAATTGAATTTATTAGACGGTGTTAGCGGTTTAGTCCAAGCTGACTTTACCAAACTTGCTGCAATAGACAGCACTGCCGCTGAAATAAACCAACTAGATGCAATTACTCGCGGCAGCATTCTGTACGGCAATGCCTCTGGCGCAACGGCTAGATTAGCTAAAGGCGCTGCGGGTACAGTTCTTACCAGCGATGGCACAGACTTGTCATTTGCTGCGGTAGGTGCAAGCGATGTAGTTTGGCCTTCTAATTTTGCCTCTCCAACTAATACATACACAAGCAGCGGCACATGGAGCAAAGGCAGCTTGGCTGATGATGATTATGTTTGGATTTACCTTGTAGGTGGCGGTGGAGGTGGCACTTATGATACTGGAAATTTTGTAAATGGTGGGGTTCCCGGTGCTGCTTTGTTGCTTTACGGTAAGGCTAGTTTGTTTAATGGTGGCGCGTATGTAATTGGTGCGGGAAACCCTATAATGACTGTAGCTGCAACTCCAACTACCTTTACATTGTCATCTGCAAACAATTCTACTTTATTTACCACGGGGGTAAATGGTGGCCTTGCAGAAGGACAAGCCGATGCGGGTGTATTTAAAATCGTTGAAGCTAAAACATCACCTATAACCGTAGTTGATGTTGTTGTTAATGCAACTCAGTCACCAACTTCAATTTTCACCATACCTGCTGCGTTTCCAACAATCCCCAATGCTTATGGGACTCTTTATGCTTGGAACGCTGGCTCTGTTGGCGCATATCCCGGTGCAGCATATAACTCTGTTTTTGGCGGCGGCGGTGGAGGTGGTAAGAATGCTGCCGCAGCGGTAGGAGGAGGTACAGCTAGTCTTTATGCGGCGAATGGTTCAAATTTTAATTCTGGTGGAGCTGCCGCAGTTCCCGGCGCTGGCGGGTGTGGTGGCACATCAGCAAGCGGGGCACAGGTTGGTGCAGCAGGAAATGTAAGGGTCTATCATGTCTAAGATTTGGTACCACAGAATTACAGGCGATGGCGCAGTATTTGAGGATGCTGAGGACATGGCAAACTGGCCTGATTTTCAAGCTGACTCAGTAGCTGCAAGCGCAACCCAAGTCAGAGCGCAACGTGACGCATTGCTTGCTTCAAGTGACAACATGGCTTTGGCTGACCGCATTACAGACGCATGGCGAACCTACAGACAAGCACTGCGAGATATACCCGCTCAGTCTGGGTTTCCAACGAACGTAACATGGCCCGTTAAGCCTACTTAGGAGTAAGATATGACCAAAGCTAGAGACCTTGCGGGATTCGCGTCATCCTCTGTAACAACCACAGCCTCTGATGGCTTGGTTCTCAAGGGCGATGGTAGCAGCACAGACGTTGTAATCAAGAACGGCGCTAACGCTACAGTGGCTACGGTGGCTGACGGTACTACAAATCTTGCTGTCGTGGGCGCGGTTACGGGCGCTTTAGCACAGGGTGCTATACAAGTAGGTAACTCGTCAGGTGTAGCGGCTCCACTGACCATAGGCTCTAACGCACAATTACTTCAGTCTAACGGCACAACAGCGGCTTGGGCTACGGTTAGTTCAGACCCCGCAGCGGTTGTTTTTCCTTCAGACTGGGCCAGCCCAACTAACACATACAATTCATCTGGCACATGGTCTAAGGGCAGCTTGTCCGACGATGCCTACGTGTGGTTTTTTCTTATATCAAGTGGCGGCGGCGGGGCTGAAACTTATGCTGCTGCTGGCGGTAATGTCAAATTAATCTATGCCAAAGCTGGATTGCTCAATGGTGCTGTTTATGCTGTAGGCGCGGCTGTAGCAGGCATTAGCCAAAATGCTAGTCCCATTGTCGGTAACCCCACAACTTTAACTCTAACTTCAGGAAATGGCGGTACTGTTTATTCAACGCCTGACTCTGACACTGATAACATACTTAATGTCGTAACGGCTCCAAATATTAAGAATAGTGGTACTTATTTAAATAGCGGTGCTGCCGAAGCGTACACTTTTTCAATCAATGCGTTGCCCAGCGGATATACCAGAATGTTTGGTGCTGGCGGTGGGCAGAATGTTGTTTTTGGCGGTGGATATGGTCAAGCGCCACAGCGTTTTGGCAATGCTACCTCTACAAGTTTGCTTTCGGGCAACGGTGGAACAACAGCAAGCGTAAATGGAATTTTCCCGGGAGGTGGCGGTGCTGCAGGCCAAAATGCAGGCGGCACAGGCGGCACAGGTGCAGCAGGAAATGTGAGGGTTTATCATGTCTAAGATATTTTACAACAAAGCGACAGGTCATGGCGCAGTCTTTGATGATGCAGAGGATATGTCAAACTGGCCTGATTTCCAAGCAGACCCAGTGGCTGCAAGCGCAACCCAAGTACGGGCGCAACGCGACAAGCTACTAGCGGCGTCTGACACTATGGCATTGGCTGACCGCATTACAGATGAATGGCGCACGTATCGACAGGCACTGCGTGACTTGCCAGCACAGGACGGGTTTCCTAACGTAACCTTTCCGGTGGCACCGAGCTAATGGATATTAACGAGCGTGTTTCCGCGCTGGAAAAGGATGTGGTTGCTTTGCAGACAGAGGTAAGAATCCAATTTAAGGAAGTCTTTACTAGGATTAAACGTCTTGAAGCTGTACTTATAGCTACATCCGGCGCAACTATTATTATGCTGTTAACAATTCTTAGTCGTATGGGGTAAGCATGTGGTACATGTTTTTGTTCTTATACTATATATAGGCATAGGATCAGAACGTGCGGCAATAAGTACTGANTTA